CATCTTATCAAAAATCTCAGTCATTGCTTCTGCTTCTTTCAACTTATTTTCTTCTGCTTCGATTTCATCAACTGTTTTCTTTTTCTTAATCTCAGCTACTATATCCGACAACTTATCATCTAGCTTATCCACAGTGCCAGTTATCATAGCTCCGTCTTCTCTCAAATACTCAAATCTTGTATTATTTTCGTTTATATAAATACTTATCATTAAATTGACCCCCTTATGTGATATGCGATTTTAAAAGCCGATGTTGCAGATCTATTGTAATAGTTCTGAACCCTAACTTTAAAGTATGAGCTACCGTAGTCAACAACGTGAAGCACCATTCCGATACCACTACACTTAATTATCGTAGCCCCAATATATGATATATCCGATATAGCAGGAGAAAAATTAACAGTATAAAAATCAGAATACCCGCCATTACCTAGTGAATTAGGATACGTAATTTCTCCCAGATCAGCAATCCCATAAATATCCCTAGTGCTATCAGTATCAAGTCTTTTAGCAGTATTATATGAAGCAAAAGGCTTAGTTTCCACTGTCTCACCGTCTATCATTAACATACCGTTGACAAAAAGAAGATCGAATTCTGCGGACGGGGATTTAATCTCCGAATCAGCCTCAATATTTCGTGCGAAAATATTTCCCTTTACTTCTAGGTTATTATCACCTGCAAGTTTATCTGGAAACTTACCTATTCCAACACAATTGCTCTTATGATTAATTGAAATTCCAACAGCTTGAGTAGGCACAGTAACCAAAGCAGTATAACTTCTGAACTTATCCGTCGCAGTTACTCTAACCTCATATGATGCAAATTCCTTATAACCGCTTCCCAAATACACTGATTGAGTAGTAGATGCAATACTTATGTTTGCACTGTATCTCGTTGAGAAACTCCCACTAGGAAGTTCCCTAACCTCAACCCTAATATTACAAAGATTATTATCAGTACTACCACCAGATACAGTATGTTGTACCTTCACAGAAGCGTTTAATCTCTCTCCTTGCCTTGTAACACTACATTCAGCAGTTGGTGGATTGTACTCTTTAACACTTATATATTTGCTATAAGAACTTCTTTGACCTCTGCTATCTACGACTTCGAAGTCTATACTTCTTGTTCCAGATTTAGATACACTACCAATGTTTATAGTAGATCCATTTGAGTATGTCGTGTATCCATCTAAAGTCGCCAAATACTTTTCTATACTTGCACCAGTATACGCTTCAGCAGATACGTATGCACTGATATCACTAATGCTTGTATAAAATGAGCCACTTCCGAACACATCTCTAACTTGTGAGTTACCCTCACGAACAGAAACATAAGATATGTTTGGTTTTTTTATTTCAAAAACACGAAGAGTAATAGTCTTTGAAACACTAGTCCCATCATCAGCACTAGCAGTAAAAGTCACATATCCACTAGAATCATTACCGAATACATCAGAGAATGTACTTGCCTTAAAAGTGAAATGCGTACTACTTGTAAGACTACCCACATATCCGGAAAAGATATCCGTCTCCCATCTAATATCTCCACTTCTTCCATCAATATTTGTAATATTAATAGTTACTTCGTCTCCAATATTAGCAAAAGACACCACATCAGCCACCGAATTGACAATACTCATACTCATACTCATTGGCTTTTTTCTTGCAATCGTCGGTAAAGTCATAGTAGCACTTAAAGAACAAGTACCTCTGTGAGTTCCTGCACTTGCCTTAATTGCAAAAGACTTTGTCCCATCACTCCAGTGTTTTACAGTAAAAGTACCACTACACAATGTAGAACTTCCACCCCTGTCAAAACTATACGTTGTCCTAGTGTCCTCAATTGTCTGATTATTACAAATTAAAGAAGTGGGCCTCTTTGTTTGAGAATACCCACTTCCTCCGCCTCTACTTTCAAGATATAATCTGTATTTTATAGTAGAGCTATTATCAGCTTCTGATTGACTGATAACATTCATATCCAATTTAAAATACGCATACAAGCTTTGTGGCGCTGTACCAGTATATGTTGCCATTTATTCCTCCTAGATTGGTTTAATAATAGTGTATTTGTTAGAGCCATTATCGTACTTAGTTACCATGTGATATCCAAACTCCAGCACACCGTCAACCTTTAAATTCGGTACTTGTACTTGTGAATTTGCAAATCTTGCCACAGTCTTAGTACCATCTATAATTTCAAGTGCGTTGTTTTTAAGAATCATCTTCACCGCTTCGTCTTTTTTACCAATGAGAATACCCTCCTCACCGAAATCGAAATATGTCGTTATAGCTTCAATCGTAAGCTTACCAGCTCCGACATTCTCCTCAATAATCTTGATCCTGTCTTGAAGTGACAAGCTCTCATTTTCCAACGCTTTTTTCACAGTATCTGCGTATGCCTTAGCCTTTTCTATCTCAACAAAGCTTTTAGTCACGCTATCTTTGTCTGCTTTCTGACTAATTAACACTTCAATTTCCTGTTGCTTTGACTCAATGTCTGTTACAGTTTGTGAATCGGCTTTTTCTCCTAAATCTGACTTAACACCATCGATCTCTTTCCAAATCTCTGTTGTGTCTGCTGCTTCTCCTTTTTCGCCTTTTATCCTTGACCAAGTATACTTCCTATAATCTGTACTATCGGCTTTACTATAATCTGTATATTGACCAATGTAATCGCGTTTAGGACTGTCAACGCTGAAATCTTTGCTACCATCTGCGCTATTACTATACGCTATGTGTAAGTATGGTGTTTTTCCATCTGAACCTTGTTTTCCAGCAATTCCTTGGTCGCCTTTTAGCCCTCTAATCTTTGACCAGTTATATTTTCTGTAGTCTTCTGAATCAGTCTTGTTACTATCAACATAAATTCCAATATAATCTCTGCTGCTTTCACTTGTACTAAAATCTCTTGATCCATCTTTACTGTTACTATAAGCAACATGAGTGAATGTGCTTTGCCCGTCTTTACCATCACGACCTTGAGGACCAGGAAGTCCGTCCTTACCATCTTGACCTTGTAGACCTCTCAGACCTTGCTCTCCACGATCACCTTTTTCGCCTTTTACAAGCATCCACGTATACTTCCTATAATCTGTACTATCGGCTTTACTATAATCTGTGTAAGTTCCAATGTATGCCTTTTCTCCTGCCTCACTAACAGAAAAATCCTTACTACCGTCAGAGCTATTACTCCAAGCTGTGTGGAAATATGGTGTTTTTCCGTCAGCACCAGCTTTACCAGGAATTCCATCAGAGCCATCTTTTCCTATTTTACTAACAGAATATCCAGTTTCTGAAGTATTATCAGTATAACTCCATACTGTTTTCGTCCACAGAAAATCGCCAGGACTTGTGCTTGGTATACTACTAGTCCATCCACTTGTAGGAGCAGAAGTACCACTTTTAGGCTTAGCATAAGTTATAGTAGTAGTCTTAATACCAACGCCGTCTTTGCCAGCAATTCCGTCCTTACCAGTGTTACCATCTTTAGCTATATAAGTCTTCGTATATCCAGTTTCTGAAGTGTTATCAGTATAACTCCACACTGTTTTTGTCCATAAATACTTACCTTTTAATAAATTAGGTACTGCTTTAGTCCAGCTAGCGGGCTCATTAGTTTCAGAATTAGACAAACCATAGGATATGTCTGTGGATTTTAATCCAACACCGTTTTTACCTGCAACTCCGTCTTTACCATCGTCACCTTTGAATAATGACCATTCATATTTCTTGGGATCTGTTGAGTCAGCTTTTTCAAAATCCGTGTAGAATCCGATGTACTTTTTACCAGAAGTAGCAGTTCTTGTGAATCCAACAGTTCCGTCTGCGCTATCGGCATAAGCGAAGTGCACATACGAAGTTCTTCCATCCTTGCCATCTTTACCTGGCATACCATCTTCGCCATCACGACCTGGAGGCCCTGCATTAAATTCAAGTAACTCCAAGTCTCTTTTTGTGATAGTATCTTCCCACCTATCACCCTTCCACAGTCTCTTGAAGTGATTACCTTTACCGTCGTCCCATTGCCACACATCTCCCCACTGTAGCACGTTGTGGTTAGGTTCTTGTTCTTGCTTATATATGCCGATAGTCAAGTCCTTTATGGTTATAAAGCTTGTGGCCACGGCAACATCATTAAGCATTGCAGAGCATGTAAAAGTAGCTTGTAAATCAACATCAGTGTTATTAATTCCAAGTATATTACCAGTTGAGCCTTCTTTAGATTTGTTCCAATCATCATCACTTGTAGTAATCTTGTCTTGATATTCTGACACTCTTTCCCATACAAACTTATCAATTGTAGCGGTTTGATCCACACCTGCTTTAGTAACAATAGCTGTGATTTCCGTTGACAACACACCATCTTTGAATACATTGCCTTGACTTGATGTCAACTCCATCTCAAATGGTACATTTTGCCAATTAAACCTGCTACTATACACAGATTTTTCAAGACTTAAAAGCCTTTCAGAAATACCTGCTTTTTCTTCTTCAAAGTTTGCAAATATAGCAGAGTTGCTAAGCTCATCACATAAGCTCCTTGTAATATCCACAAGTCTAGCAGATAAATACAACGCAGGTTTAAATCCATGATCTATTATTCTGATATAGTCCCCAATTTCAAGCTCACCTGGAAGTTGTCTTAGAGAAACCTCATAGCTAATCTTTGCCTCGTTGTTGTTTTTTAAGAACCTTAATCCCTCATCAAACAACGTCTTTTGGCTAGTAGCCTCGCTATCATACATTCTTATGAAATATTTTTGACCCGTTTTATTGAATCTAGTCCACTTTTTAGCTGCTTCTCTATCGCAAATCAGTCCATCATCAGTAACATAGAATCTTCCATCATCATACTTGTATCCCACCAAGTCTGTGTTAACTTCATGTTCTTTGTACGATACTTGTTCAGTACTTGAAGCAGTAGCACCCGGATTTGTGAATCGTTCAGAGCTTTTCATGATATTAGCAATCTTATCTCCCCATGCCTTATCACTAGCATAGTTATGTCCATTTTTATCATGATTCATAGCATACAACGTCTTTTGTCCGCGGTTATAGTAGTGTTCTTTTATCCACACAGCGCCATTTATAATACCTGCTTGTAGGCTTCTATTACTGCTTTTCTTAGCATTATCAGGATTACTATCGTAGGCATTAATACCGAAGTAGTTATGGTATGTTCTTGCAATCCTACTAGTACCCCACGCACTTTCTAGTGCTGCATGGGCTAATATATATCTTGCATCCAACCCAGACTGTTTTTGTGCTTCTATGAATACTTGACCTTGTCCGTTAAATGGACTATTTGGAGCTTTTGCTCTTATCCAGTTATTGATTTGAGTCGCAGTTATTCCTTGCAACCTCTTGCCCAAATCGTGTTTTGTAACATCAGAATTAGTCCAGTATGTCTTTTTAGTAGCATCAACTATAGTTCCACCTTTGTTTTCATTCCATCTGTAGAACCTAACATTTGGACCAGTCCAGCCTTTTAGCTTAGTTGTTACAATCCCATTGATTGATCCATACAATGTGCAGTGTATTATCGTGTTTTTATCTAAAATTACACCTGTGTGACCCTTGTTATTGTGCCTTGATACGAATATGTCTCCGTACTGAATTTCTGATTGATTGATTTGATGAAAGTACGTTCCAGCATTACCCCAAGCCCATAATGTCCCAGTTGTTGGAAGTCCCACAGACTTTGGAAAAAGTCCCGCAAATTTCGCAGCGCTACTCACAGAACTTGAGCAGTCATAATAGTTAGGACCTTCACGTCTTGCTTGTGAATACCTAACCTTACCCTCTCGTGATTTCATCCATTTAACGAATAACTCAATCTTGCTATTTGGTGCAGGTTTCTTTTTATCTTCTTCGATTTCAACTTGTTTTACTTCTCTGATTTGCTCCTTGTGAGGTTTACCTACAGCTCTTACAGCAGTACACAAGTCAGCTATTGACACAGTACGCTTAACATCGCTCACATCACGCCCGAACTCCAGTCTGTACCCAGTTTCTTTACCGCGTTTCTTATAAAAGTTAATGACCTTTTTATCTATTGCATTACCATTTAATTTAACATCATAGCTAATCTCACAACCGAAACGACCTGCAATCATAGCAAGTCTTTTAGTCTTAGTAGTTGTACCATCGAATTTAAAAGCTAAGTTTTTATCCTTAGCCTCATTAATTCCAACAACCCAGTCTGATTTTTCACCAAGAGTATTGTTGACCCATTCTGCAAGTGTTCCTTTGAAATCTTGTTCTCCAATATCTTCATTAAGCAAATCAAGTCCGCAATCTTCTGCGACTATCTCCTTTGAATACCTATTTTCAACAACTTCAGTAATCTCTAAAAGAACAGGCTTTTTCTTGTATCCTGTAGCAACGATCAAACAACCAGCTTCAATTAATTCAACATCTTTTTCAATGACCTTATCGATACTGCAAGTAAGCATACAAGTTCCAGTTTCCAAATTTTCGTTGAACTTATCATCTTGAAAATGCACACTGCCTGGATAATCATTACTAACTATTGTCAGTGTTTGTAGATTTCTATCTGTAACTATTAACATTTGAATACCTCTCTGTAACTAACATCACAATCAACGAAAGAACCGAATTCTCCCTCAGTAGTTATTGCTATCTCCTCTGTACCTGGATAAATCGGAGTAGGTTTCGAACCAAACGCAATTGGCATCAAACATCTGTGTCCATTGTGATAACAAAAACCAGTATTCATGTCGATTCTTACAGTATCTCCATCATTGAAGTTAAAACGTGGAATAGCTACATTAATCATAGAAAACTCTTCCTTGCTTTTATTCTCAACATAAATATCTGCATCATATCCCGTAATTGTCATATGCATTGGATTACAAGCTTGAATAAAGTCATAGTTGTTCTTTTTAGTGCATAACACATAAACATCACTAGCCACTACATCATCAATCTCAGCATTCATTAGCCTATAAGTGTAGCTTTTACCATTCAACTGATTATACATGTAGTATGTAACCATAGCACCTCTTTTAGTAATAGTTACAGCACCTGTCCAGTCAGCTTTGTTGTATCCAGTGTGAAGCTGTCCATCACTACCACACAAGCACACCATGGCCATTCTTCCATCACCGTTTATGGTTTCAATTCTCATACCACCAATCATGTTTTGATCCTTATCAGTAATACCAAAAGTCAGAAAACCAAATTGTCCAGGATTAGCCTTGTAATTGAACTTGAAAGTCATCTCCCAGTCAGTCGCATTGTTAGTCACTTTTCTGTGAAGTGGAAGTGTCGAGAATGTCTTTAAACTTGAAGAATCCCATACAGGATATACACCAGTAACAGTGCTTTGACTTTTCCCTTGAATATCTTCTTCAAGTAACCAACCAAGATATCCCTCTTTGTCTATAAGTCTGTATGCCTTCTTTGATTTTGACTTGTTCACAGCTTTCGTCTTATCGAATTTAAAAGACTTACCTTTTACCCAGTTAGCAATCCTAACACCATTGTCCCAATACCTTGCGTTCTTTGACACGGTAACAGTATTGCCACTTGGAGCAGTGCTAGTCGCATTTGTGTTTGCTACTCTACCATCAAAATCACTATCAGCTACAAGTTTCGATGCATCCACAATATCCCAACCATCACTAGTCTTCATAACCCTATCAAGAATAGTAAGTGTCCCCTTGCCACTCTTGAACAAACTACTAGTTTGCTCCTTGTGTATCTTCATCTGCTTAATCGGTGCAAACTCCTTACTATCCCCGAACTGGAAACTGCCGTATTTACTAGTCACGCCAATCATTGTAACCTTGCCATGACATGTGAAATCAAAAATAGGATACGTCTTATCCGTACCCTTGTTTTCACACATAATACTTTTAGCATTGGCTTGCGACAGCTCCACAGGCTCTCTCTTATACCCACAAGCAGATGGGATGATAAAAGTTAACTCGCCTTTCCCATATCCTTTAGTGTAATTATTAGCCTTATATTCAGAAGATTTTATTTCTCCATCAACCTTTGCGTAGTAAATAATATCTGGATCATCATAAAAGTATAATTCCGATAATTCTTCAGTTCCTAAAAATTGAGCAAGAACTCTTCTAATTGTATTCAAGTTTTCTTGAACATAACTAAAAATAATCTTAAATTTCGCTTCTTTTCTTCTGCTGCTAATAAAATCTGATCCATTGAACACAATATAAGGATTCAATTTGTTCTCAGTAGAAGATAGAACGGGGCGTTCTATATTTTCTACAATAATCAAATCCCTAAAATCAGTACCATTATAAAAAAACATTAATACACCCCTCTTCTTCTATTATTAATCTTTGTTTCTCTTTCCATGAACTCTCTATCATAGCGATAAGTTCCTCTTGATATTTCTCTGCCATCTAATTCACTTACAACAGTAATTTCAATAGGTTTTTGGTTGTTATCATTAGTTGTTAATCCCGTTAAATCATTGTAATTAGATCCAGTAGAATTAACCCTATAATCCTCTAGGTTAAATCCCGATTGGATTTGCGGCGCCATTGAATTAACCAATGATTGAACACTAGAAAAACCATCATCTAATCCTTCATACAAACCACCCATTATTGCATTACCTGCTGGAATTAAAAGTTTTTTATCATAAGACAATGGTCCTTTATGATTTTGAATCCAAGTACCAATGCCACCAACAAATGATTTTACATGTTCAAATGCAGACTTCAATCCTCGCAAGAATCCATCAATAATAGCTTTACCAGCGCTAAACAAATCTACTTTTTTTACTGCTTGTATAATGCTACTTCCCAAATTATTCATAGCATTTTGAACATTTGAAAACATAGAAATTATACCCTTAACCAAAAATACAATGAGTTTAACACCCATTGCCAATATATCTGGTAATTTCTCCAACAAAGTAGCCAAAAACAATGCTGCAATTTTTAACACTGTAGCACCGATCATAGGTAGTCTTTGTATAATCCCATTAACTAATTCCGTTAGAATCTTAATACCTGATTGTAGTATTTGTGGCAGATTATTAGTTACGTAATTAATAAATTCAGTAATAATCTTTAATGCAGTATCACCAATTTGAGGAAGTACATTGATAATTCCGTCAACTAATTTGAAAAACAAACTCTTTCCGGTTTCCCAAATGGCAGGAAGATTACTCAATACGAATTGAACAAATGAGTTCACCAAATTACCTGCTGCACTTAAAAGTTCTGGCAAAGCATTAATTATGCCAAGTATCAGATTACCTACAAGTTCACTGCCATGTTGTAGAATTCTTGGAAAATTCGATTTCAACCATGTAAATATTTGGTCAATAGCAGGATTAATAGCATTTATCAGTTTAGGTATACCTTGAAGAATTACCAAACCAAGATTTCCCACAAGTCTTCCTACCATTGGAACCAAGTTTTTAAACAAGAAAGTACCTGTTGTTTGCACCAAGTTACTTAATGTAGCGTTGATATCTCCACCTGTAGTCAACGCTCCTTGAAAGTCCTTAAAGGCGGCTTTCATAGAATTAAAAGAGCCTTCTAAAGTTTCACTCGCTTCCTTTGCAGTAGTTCCAGTAATATCTAGTTTGCCTTGTATAGCGTGAATTGCATTGTATACATCAGACAAGTTGTTTATGTCATACTTCACTCCGGTAAGCTTAGTTGCATCGGCAAGTAGACGTTGCATCTCCGACTTCGTTCCTCCGTAACCAAGTTTAAGGTTATCCAGCATTGTGTAATTATCTTTGGCAAAGCCCTGGTATGCATTCTGAATGCTTTCCATATCTGAACCGAACTTATTTGCATTATCGCTCATATCTCGCATAGCCATGTCGGCTACATCTGCTGCTTTCGAAGTATTACCACCCAAAGATTGAAGCAAGCTAGCACTAAAACTAGTTACATTTTGCATGTATTCATTAGCAGATATACCAGACGTTTCAAAAGCTTTTGCAGCATACTGTTTTACCTTATCGGAACTATCCTTAAACAGTGTTTCCACACCACCAAGAGATTGTTCAAGCTGGCCACCTTGAAATATACTGTCTTTGATAAACTTTCCAATAGCGGCTGCCCCAATTACTCTTTTAGCCATGCCGACTAATGCTCCACCAAGCTTAGATCCACTTTGAGTACCTGCACTCATGGCTTCACCGCCAAGCTCATTAGATATCATTCCTGATATGCCTCTTGCAGAAGGAATTATTTGAACATAAGCCTTGCCTAAATCAGTTGCCATTTGTCTCACCTGCCTTTAATATCTTTTCTCTTGCTTTTAAAAACTCCTCACCAGTGTAGTACGCTTTGACATCGTCATCCATTTTCTTAGCAAAAACAGAATCAAATATCGATTTTGGAGCATTAATTCCTTTTTGCGCATCTTTAGTTTTAGACCAAGTAATAAAAGCCAAGTAATCAGTCATAAGAGCAAAAAGTTTTGTTTTGAAATCTCCCTTTTCGCCGCTCATACACATCATTACTCGGCTATCTTCTCTAAGTCCTCTTGTTAGCACCGCAACAGTCGATAAAGGAATCTTCTTATAATTGTAAATGTGATAGTATTCAGCTAAATCACAAATCAATTCATCCTCATAGTTATTTACCACACCAGCGAGGAATATTAGTTTTTTATAGGTTTTACTTGTTCAAAAATAGAAGTCAATTCTTCCTCTACTCTTTTAACATTGACTAGTCCTTTTTTATCACGAAGAAAATCAAGCAAATTATTTTTTTGTTTTTCTCCTAAAAGCAACACCAAAATCTTTGGCATAACCATTGGATTAGATTCATTTTCTGCTATAAGTTCAAATAACTCATAGTTTTCTAATCTATCCTTATCAATCGCAAATCTGAAACCACTTTTAGTGATCCCTTTAATATAATTATTTTTGTTAGTCATTTATGCCTCCTACACTTCTGATGGCTTAGAAATATATTCAATGTGGTTATATTGTTCCTTGCCCTCTGTGTAAGATAAAGCAGACACCGTAACTTCGTAGCCTATAGCATCATTATTTACGTATTCAATATCTGATAAATTTGATAATTGTCCTTTAGGAATTACAATTCTTTTCAAATATCCACCATTCATA